ATTCGCTGTGGAGTAATCGTCTATGATTGTCTTAATTCGTTCTTTAATCTTCATTATCACCTCTCGTTTAATTGTATTTATTCTTACCATCATATGAGTTTTATTCTCTCATTGCCACCTACCATCATAACCATCAAAAATTTAGCGACTCTCTGAATATCTCCCATAATTATTGATATTCGTCCATCTCTGTGGCACTATAAGCACTACCAGTATCGTCTTCGTTGTTTGTCCATAAGTCCATAGTCTCCTCTGGGAATGCCTTATTAAAACTATCTTTGATAAGTTCAAAAACTGTTGTATGTTTCTTACTTACGATAGATACTTGGTGTCTAGCAGCACTAATTAAGTATCGTCCAGTTAGATATATGTCCTGATCGTTTATGTCGTTTTCTGTGGCCGATGAATACTTAGGTACAGCGAAATGTACTATATCGCCTACATTAATCTCTGAGTTTCCTGGTACTGTTATCTCTATCGCAAGACTATTAACGGCAAGATGTTGACTTACTCGTTTTTGTAATATATCTTTTGATTGTGGTAATTCGTGTGTGTTATGTACTTTGGCTGTCTCTGATTGTAGATACAATACACCTTCGTTCTTTGATCCAAATGTCTCGCCTTTATCGTAATTAAAAAAAGGCAGTATACCATTATTGTCTATCTTATCACCGTTGGCATCTTTCTCTAAATGATTTTGTTTAGAGTATTCTACATTGTAATCAAAGTCATGTGTGGCGAAAGTCTTATTGTATAGATCGTGTGTGATTAATCTACTTGCATATACACCATGAGCTGTGTTTTGTAATGTGTTAAACTGTGTCAATACTTTAAAATCTTCTACTGATTGTGCGTTGTATGTATCATCTTCACCTACGTTTTTAATTTTTGGTGAGTAATGAGCCTTGATTGGTCTAGGTGTACCATCTTTAGAACAAAATAGTCCTTCATATGATTTAAATTGAAAACCATGTGCGTTCTCGTAAAATAACATACCACTGTTTTCATAACTCAATGATCTAGCGTTTCTTCTTAAAAACTTAATTGCGTTTGTTGGTTTAACTCTAGGTATAACAAACTTGTGTGTACCTTTTGTTTCTTCTACCAATACGTCTTTTTTTGTCTTTAGGTAATTATAACATATGTCTGTGACCATCTGATCAATTGTTCCACTAAATGCTTGTGACACTCTATTTTGATTATCTCTTATCGCCTCTAGTGATATAAACTTTAGTGTGTACACTTGTGTTCTAGGATTGGCACCTTTTCTATTTTCTAACGCATACACAAACATTGGGTGACCTGACTTAACTGAAAAGTCAAAACCTTTATCTGTGTTTGGTGATCTAAAGAAAAACTCTAATCGTTCAAATCCTGTAATAGGAAGTTCTTGTATGGCATTCGTACCATCTATCAATGTTAAATCACCTGATAAGAATGGACTATTAATATCTTCGTAAATATTAAACTCAACCATTATGTTTCTTATGTCAAGTCTTTTAGGTGTACCATCGCCATCAAATGATGAATAAGATATTAGATTAACGCCACCTAACTGAAAGGCACCCGCTCTATCAATTTGATCAGTCATTATTTCCTCACTAGATTATTAAATTCTTCAATAAATGTTGATAGATAGCTTTCGTTTAGTAGTTTAATTTTTCTTTTCTCATCTTGTAAACGTTGTTCAAACTCCCTATTAGAGACGCTTTGCGCCCCCGTAGCGTCACTATTTACCTCTATTAGATATGAGTAGTCGTCTGGTCCATTAGCTGTCGTTTTACCACTTGATTTTGTCACTTCATAATGATGTATAGCACCTGGATTAGTGTACTTATCTGTTAAAAATGTTTCAAATGTTTGTTCACTCATAGGCCAATCATAATATACATCTGTTATATTATTTGTCAATAGAATAACCCAATGTAAATCTGCTGATCCGAAGTGTTTGAATGCTGTATCTTCTGGTCTCTCACCACTTGGCACATCATATGAATCATATAAACTAACTTCATCTATAACTTTATCTCTTACTTTGACACGAGTCATTAAATCAGTGACTAGTTTTTCATTACCATCACCATTTAAATCGTAAAAGCCTTTTTCAAATTGATTAAAATACATATTAGTGTCCTATCGCTACTGTTTCTTTTGTCATTATTTCCATCTCAACAAAGTCTAAATCCATTTTTGTTAATACTGGCGCAGCACCTTTATCATCACCCTTAAATGTAGTGAATACACCCTCTGGCGCATAGTCCAAGTTCATACTTCTTAACGCACATCTAGCGACTTTAGGCACATACATATTGGCACCGTCTCTGTACATATATGTTATTTGAAATTGTGCTGGTGCTGTTAGATAACCTAGACCTCTTTTCTCTGGCATCATGTTAAATTTAAATATCTCTATAATTCTTTGTACTTCGTCTTTTTCTTGTTCGTTCTTTGGTGCAAACTCATATGGGAATTGAAAATCCCTAAATGGTACAGATTTAAATACCATTTCTGAATTAGGATTCTGTGAGAAACCTCTACCTTTATCTACTGCTGCACCTAAACCTGGTATTGCAATCTCTAATGCTGATTTTGTGACACTCTCTAAAAAGTTTTTCATTACATCACCTCCAACACCTACACTTTCCATAAAACCTTTACCATCAAAGAAACCAGCCATTGTACCAGCGATACCAGTATCTGCTTGTTCATAAGTCACACCATAATTAAACTTAACTGCAGGTGGTGTGTACAATATAATACTATCAGATATTCTAGTATGTATTTGTAAGTTCTTTTTACTATTAATACCTGACGTTTGACTTCTTAATATACTTTCACCGCCTTGAAATTTTTGTTCTTTTAATCTAGCTAATCTTTTAGCTTGAAATGCTTGTAATTTACCCTCACCAACCATACCTAATGATTTTGGCACAGCCTTTTCACCTCTGCCACGACCATAACCCGTTCTTTTATTTTCTATTACATCAAATATAACATAATGACCATCTGCCAAATTAGTAGTCTCTTGTGGGTATTGTGCGATACCATAATTATATGGATTGGCAACAGCATTCATGTGTGCCACAGGACTTTTTGACATATCTAGTGGCGATTTACTTGCCAACTTCGCAGCTAGTTTCTTTGGTTGACCAAAGGCTGCGTTCTGAAAACCACTAATTAAATTACTGGCTACCTTTTGTTTGATGATACTCTTTACTTTGTTTGTGAAAAAACCCATTTAAATTCCTTTATATATACTTGTATATTTATAACATTATGAAGAAGTCTTACAAAGGTTTATATCGTCCTAGCAACCCAAAAAAGTATGTTGGTGATGTCACAAAAATAGTATATCGTTCATTATTAGAGCGTAAGTTTATGTTATACTGTGACCGTAATCCTGATATAACATATTGGGCTAGTGAAGAATTAGCGATTAGATATTATAATCCAGTGGACAAAAAGTACCATAGATACTATCCTGACTTCATAGTTCGTACTATCAAAGGCGACAAAATACTGATTGAGATTAAACCATCTCGTCAATGTAAACCACCAAAAACACCTACAAAGAAAACAAGAGCATTCATGCGTTCTAGTTTTGAGTATATTAAGAATAGAGCGAAGTGGAAAGCAGCAACACAATATGCTGATGATAACAATGCAAAGTTTAAATTGATTACTGAAAAAGACTTAGGTAGTTATTAGGCTGACATATCACCATAAAGTGACATTCTACTATAATCATTATTTTTAGCACTAGCAGCAATTGAATTTGTAGTATTATTATTTACAGCATTATTGTTTATTACTGCGGCAGCATTATTTGTACTTGATTGACTATTGCTTGTGTTTAGGAATGGTGGAACACTTGATGTTGCTGTACCAGTTCCATTTTGAGCAGCAGCCACTGTACCTTTACTCTCTGCTGGAACAATCTCTGCAGGTTCACTAGCAGGCATAGGGACATTTTCTATTGTTTCTAATTCATATTTCTTTGGCAATACCTTATTAATTAATCCAATGGCACCATTTATCATATCTATAAAAAAGTTTTGTATCCTATTAAATACACCTTTAAAAAACTCTGATATTTTACTTGGTATGGCTTTTACTTTTTCTACAAATGAATCAAATGCCAAACCTATCGCCTCAAACTTCTCACTAAAGAAGTCTTTAATCTGGCCAGGTATTTCCATAATTCTATCTTTGAATCTCATTAAACTTTCTTTATTTTCTTCAACTATTTGTAATAGTTTAACGAACCCTGCTATCATTAACCCTATGGCAGCTACAATAGCAATACCAATAGCGATAAAAGGTAGCATTGATACTATCGCACCTATCATACCCAAAATAAAACTTTTAAACAATACAGCAGCTTTTTTTATAAAACCAAACAATAATAATCCTAATTTTTTAAAGTGTTTACCTAATGCCATTAATGGTTTTAATAAGAATCTTAATGGTTTTAATAAATCCATAAAATAACTACCTAATTCTGTTATAGCAGTTATAGGGCTCATCAAGGTATCTATAAATGTATTAGCAACATCTTGTAATCCTTGAGGAATATATTTGTCAACAAAATTACTAACACGGTCTCTCATTGATTCACCTTCTTTATCAACCATGTCTCTCTCTTTTTTGTTTAATACTTTTAATAAAGCAGTACGTTCTCTTTCTTTTTTAATTATTTTTTCTTGTGATTCTATGATAACCTTTCGTCTTTTTTTAGTATTACCACCTTCTTCTTGTACTAATTTTGCGTTAGCAGCTATCTTTTCTTTTTCTAATTTAATTGTTTCATTAGTTTGGATTAATTCTTTTTCTTTTTGTGCTATTTGTGTTTGAGATAATATTAAAACTTCACCCATATTAGTAACCTGAGCCTTTACATTATTCTCTCTTAACTCACTAACAATTTTTTCTGATTTATTAATTCTATCTTCTCTTTGACTAACAAACTTAGCAAGTTCTTTACTGTAATCTTTTATATCGCCACCAAAGTTTTGTAATAGTTTATCTAACTTTTCTAAACCTTGTGAAAATCTATTTACTGGTCCAGCTCTTAGGTCGTCTGTAATGTCGGCAACCATTTGTGGTATACTAGGTGTGACTGCTTTGGCAGCAGCAGTAATAGATACACTCGCAGTAGCAAATATTGTGTTCGCAATATCTTTTACAGAACCTTGTATTAGTTCTTTTACTCCTGGTTGGCTTATATCTACTACTGGTAATGCCATTATTTTTTACTCTTACTTGTTCCTGTGTATAGGCCAAACCAAGCAGCACCAGCACCAACTACGATACTAATTAAACCACTTTGTTCCATTGTGGGTGCGCCTAAGTTCATATACCATATAACACATTTGTATAATAGGATTATGTAAACTGTTAAGAATAGTCTTGGAAATATTCTCCAAGCGTCAACAGCTCTAGCCATATGAATTAATTTTGCGTATGGGTTAGGTCCCATGTCTTTTACAGATGTATCTACTTCTAAATCAACTTTTACTTTTTTAGTGATTTCTTTCTTATCAGCAGGTACAACAATTTTATCTTCTACTTCACTCATTATTTTTTCATCGCCTCTCTTTTACGTTTTTCGTTTTCTTCTTTAATATAATTTGTTAATAAACTAACATAAATCTCTTTTTCCCAAGGTATTAGATTATCTAATTCTGTCAATGAATATTTATGATGTTGCATAAGAGCAAAATTATTTTCATAGTAGGCCTCTAGGCTGTTATGGGCGAGGCTTATTGAAAAAAATCTTGTAATCCCTTAAATGTCACTTCACTTTTAACGTTAGTCTTTGGATTAATCACCTCAACTGTATGTCTTAATTGTGGCGCACTCTCAAAAAACTTCTTAATATCACCAAATACTTTTTGTGTAAGACCCTCAATAAATTCTTTTAGTTCTTTTTGTGTACTATCTTTCGCAGGATATGTCTTGTCGCCCTCATAGATGTGGTCTATACATGCACAGATAACATTAAATGTACTATCGGCGTCACTTTTATTTACATCAAAACCAGCCTTGGTTATTCCTAACGATGGATAATTTAAAACTAAACCTAAATTTCTCTTTTCGTCTATTACAATTTTGTTCGTATGATCGTCTTCTACTTGTACCTGTACTTCTGATAAATCAAGTTCAACATCTGTTGCAGTTTGTTTATCATCTGGACAGATAACTTTAAACTTTGATTTTTCACCAACTGATTTAGCTCTTACTTGTAGTAACAAATATTCTATATCAAACATTGGTAATTTTTCTATGTCAAGTTTTTCATATGTACAAGCTTTTAAAACTTCTTTTGTCGCATTTATTATTTCGTTATTGTCTTTTGATTCCATGGCCATTAGTAGTATCTTTTCTTCTTTTACTAAAAATGGTCTGTAATGTACTTGCGTATCTTGTGAGGCAAGTGTGCATTCATATCTTGGTGTTTCAACTATTGGTAATGCCATTATATCTCCTTATTATATTAAATATTTAGTGGTGGTATTTTAAATGGTGGGAATACTCTACCACCAGTTATTCTACCTATCGGTGCCTTTCTTCTCAGTTCATTCAACACGTCACGCCCTGCTCTTCTTATTTCTGGTGGTAACTTACTTATTAGTCCACCAAATATACCTCCAGCTCTTTTTACTGTAGGTGCTTTAAAATCTGATTCTCCTAAATCTATACCACCTGTCTTATCTATGAAGTAATTAACCCAGTTTCTAAATGAGAAAGTCACCTCAAATGTTTGTATTGCATTTGTATCATGGCTAAATGATACATCA